CTAATTTCTATTTCGATATTTTCTCTTCGGGACTTTCTAATATCTTGATGTTTAATAGAACGAAGTATGGATGAAATTTCTTTTTTACCCTTATTGATTTCTTTTGTTAAAGTAGAGTATTCTGGACCGTAATCTAATTCCCTACGCTCTAACTTAGCGTCCCACATTTTACAAAGATTATCAATAATTGTTTGTCTACGGTCTGAATCCTTAACACTGTATAGTTTTTTGATTTTTGATTCGGATAGACCTGAATCATAGAGTGGGGAGTGATATGGGCGGAGCCAATAAATAGAATCTACACATTTACCGATGTATTCTTGATATGCGGTAATTAGGTGGTCAATACCTTTAGCGATACTATCACGCTGTCCACCCTTTAGACCTCTGCGGATTTTTCTCATCTCCTTTACTAAATCAGGAAGATTTTTATCGCCAACAACAGGAGGGGTAGGGTAGGCAGGAATAAAAGACATAGCACTTGTTAGATTCACCCCACACATAGCAGAAATGGACTTAACTACATCAATTTCTGAATCTGATTGCATGTCTAACCAAGAGTTAATTTCTGACTTAGTTTTAAGGTTCTGTTTAATTCGTTCCTCAATAGGTTTAACTCTTGCTTCTTCTTGTTGTTTAACGTCTTGTTTTGCCCTGTCTAACTCGTCCAATTCTTGCCGCATTTGGTCTGTATCGAACTTAATTAATACCATAGATACCACCACCTATAAAGGGGATAGACGGGGAGCCATTATTAAAGATTCCCTCATCATCGAGTAGCGTAAATACATCCGAGAACTTCTTTGTAGCATAATTAGCCAACGCTAAAGATATAACCATATCGTCATGTGCGCCCACGCCTTCTATCTTACCATTGTGATTAATACCGAAGGCTTCTAACTCCTGAATCAATTGTCTACTAACCTTTCTTGATTCTTCATTACCGTAGGGAAAAATAATTTTATGATTATCAATATTCATTTGTAAGTTTAAAATAATTTCTTCTTTACGTTTTCTACTCATGGTAAATTCTTTTATTGGGAAGTCACTAATATTTTTTAACTCCATAGAAAACGCTTTAGCGAATGTGTTTGTTTCAATCATAACAATTTCCGGTTGGTATCTTCTACAGAGGTCCATAACATGCATTATATGTTCTCTAAAATCTAAACCTTGTGCTCTAAATATATGGACTATTTTTTTATTCATTTCATCATCTACCTCTAATACAGTCATTACTGTCCAATCGCCATTCGCTGAAATCGCTGGGTCGTAACCAATATAGTATCTTCTATCTTCGGCTATTCTAGATGATGTAAGAACTGCATCTCGGTCCTTACATTTTTCTATATGGTCGGGTGCAAAGAGCATGGTGTTTGTGCTTATAGGAATACATAGATATTCTCTAGTAAACTTACTGGAACCAATTTCTATTTTACGTTGTTCTAATTTATCTTTGTCCCATCTGGAAGGCCATAAAGCCTCACCTGCTTGGTTTATAGCAGGGTATCTTTTAACTTCATATGCTGGGTTTTCAGATAGTTGTGAAAAAATATCCGTGTAAGTAAAAGGAGTCCCCACCATTCGTAAAGCAGCAGTATGATGTAATGTGGGAATCATATCACCCCAAAACCAATCTGTTACACGTTGAATAGCATTCATTGAGAACTCTTTTAGTGGGTCGTCAATAATAATTTCTTGAGGGTGAAGCCCACGAATCTGTGAACCAACGGAACGCTCAAGTATTTCATTTCCGTTTGTTAAGCGCATAGCACCTACAGCCCAACCAGCCCTCGGCTTAAATCGCTTTAACTGTGGTATGTTAGTAAACATGCGGTCAATATCTTTCATATGCACCATTGTTTGTTTATGATTAGATGAAATATACAGCATTTGATATGGAGGCTCCTGAAAACATAATTGGAATACACACCAAGAGTGGAAAAAAACCGACTTGCCGTGGTCACGAGAACAAATAATAACAGTTCTATTACTACTCTGTACTTCTTCTAACCACTGTTTATGAAAGGGTGCCATTTCATAACCTAATACCTTAGTAAAAAAATAATCAAAATTACCTTTAGACATTTTTAAATCCATTTCGTATAATAAGTTATTATCCAATTAATCACCCTTTAAAATCTATCTTTGTATCCTTTTTCTTTCTCTACGAAATCTATTTATAAATGTATTAATAGGAGGTAATGTTTTAGTCCTAATTCGTGAGGAAGATTCGCTAAAGTTAAATAGCCGCAATCCTTTGAAGTGCTCAACAGTTCGCCTAAAAGCGGTAATCTGAGATTTAGTTGCTCCAGTTATCTCTATGTTTAAATGTTCTGAATAGTGTGCCTCAGTATTTATGCCTAAATCTGTAAGATATATAAAATAATCTAGAAGGGGCACAACACCTTTTTGTCGAGACGCAAGGAGGGCGAATATAGTAAATATAGTATCAAACATGGGCCCTTGAGGGATATTACGATAGTGTCCACGGTCTTGTTGTATGCAAATCTGACTTTTAGTTGGTTTGTGTTGCAGCGTAGGGCAATCTTCTGGACTGAGTAATCTCGGCAATGATGTATTAAAAAAATATTCTCCCATTGTAATTGTTATTCCATCGTAGGCATTATCTTCGATACTGCCGGATGGAAGCCGCCGACCTACTTTAACTTCAGCACCTATGTCTCTTAGATTACCAAATAAGTCATCCATCTTTTTTACTTGTTGTGTTATAATTTCAAATACGTCCATTAACTTTTTTTCAGCAGAAATCAACTTATTAAGATATTGATTTATTTCTTGAAATAAAAGGTCCCTGAATTTAGTAATATATGGTATTAACGCTTTTGCTGCTTGTGTGGGGTCATCCCTCCGCGTCACAAAAAAAGAACCCAGTAATTCTGTATCGGACGTAGTTTTAACTTTATTATATAGAGCAGAATACCAATCATCAATCTGCCCTATTAAATCTTTAAATTCTCCGTCGCCATCAGGTAGTTGGGCGCCTAGAAAATGTAGTATACCCCTTTCACTGACTGACGTTTCTGTATTTTCAAGAATATGAAGTAAATTGCGATTTACAATATCTTCAGTCCAAGTGCCCCTAACCGCTTCAAGAGTAAATATTTTGAATATGCGGTAAGGTTTATGTAAATATTCTTTTTGCAAAAGTAGGGCAGATATCGCAGAAAGAGTTTTGTCGTGTGAACTTGGCCTATATTCGTCACCGTAAAATATTGACATTATGTTTCTCTGAGCCTCAGTTATCGGCCTATCGCTATAGTTGTGTAGCCATAATATTAGAGTGTCCATTGCTTCATCAAACGCTATAGGGTCGCCGGCCACAACATCTTTTAACCCCTCAAATATTTCATTTGTCTCTTTTTGTATAGAATCTCTGACCCCTTTTACTTTATTAATAAGTTGCTTAAATTTAGAATATTCAGCATCCATCGTTGAATTATCCGAAGCCTTTTTAATAATATCAAAAAACATAATCACTCCCCCTTAATGACAACCCATGCTTTTTGCATGGCACTATCCTCAGTGGGGCCTCTGTAAAATATGTTAGGATTTTTACCTTGTTCCTCATAAAAATCTAATGCTTCCTGCACTTGCGTTTGTATATCATCGGGAAGTAAATCTACTGTTGCTTTCGGATAAAACTTACCTACAAAATTAACCCACTTGCGTTGGCTATTATTTGCCATAGCAATAACCGCAGCACCTCCAAAAACTATATCTCTTTTAGACCACAATATTTCCTGTATTCCCTGTTTTCTATAATCAGGCATTGTTGCCGAACCAGCAGTAAGATATGTATTGCCATCTAATTTTTTCCACCCAGCCCAACCTGCTAAAATATCTCCATCCATAGCAACGTAATAACCATCCGGGGTTTGTCTACTTAATGGAGGAAATACGCTTTGTGCCGCTCTAGGAGTTCTAGTGCTTGGCATGTCTTGACCATTAGCCTTCTTTTTGTTTTTATATTTAGGGTAAGATTCAGCGTATAATTGCAGCAACTCTGCCTCGGAAATAACTTTATTTGAGACAGTTATAGCCATCTATACAACCCCCTTATGTGATACACCATTTCTTCGGGTAGGCCCAAATAACTTACTAATTCTTTAGTAGTGTTCTGAGATTTAATAATAACATCAATGTCTGTTGCATATATATCTATGCCATAAATGCGTTCCATAGTAGCAATAGTATAGGCGTTATCAGAATACGAATTAGAATCTAAGAATCCTACATGGATAGGTAATTTTTTACCTTTACGGATTAGGTCATATGAGGTCATAAGTGCTTTCTTAAATTGGTCATCTAAAGCCCCTAAATTTTCTCTGGCTCTAACTAAATTATTCATTAAACTATTAGGGCCTTCATATACTACATTCCTTATAGCCTTCGTAGAAGTATTATCTGTTGCAGCACCTTCTTTATTTGTTTTGCTCATAGTAGTGCCGGTTAAAATATATTCTTTAATCTTAGGATTCTCTAGTGTTCTTCCTAATTTAACAAACGAAAGGGTTGGTGACTTACCAGTACGTTCCAGTATGTCTTCAAACTTATTATCCCAATACTGTAGAGTTCTACCCATAAATTTATCAGGTTCGTAATCCTCATTAGAATCTTCGAACAATCCATGTAGAAGCCTCCCAAACACAACACTTAAATTATTTTTAATACTCTTTATCTCGTCTCTCTCAAGAGGTCTGTATAAATTAAGGATAGAGTTAATAAAATTCTCGCATTCGCCATGTATGATTTTAGTGTAACTTCCCAAGTCCCCTCTGTTTAACTTTAAAATAAACCCGTTAAGGCTAGAAAATAACTCTACATCATATCGTGGGGTAGCCTTACCTGTTGATAAAACCGCCGACATTTTAGCAGTAATGTCTCCAGATAATTCTCTTTCTAAAGCCTGATACTGGGGCGTTTTAACAAATTCAGGTAAATCCTTAAACATGACATTTTGTTTAGTTAGACCTTCATAGTAGTACGTTTTAATTGATTCAGATAGGTCTTGTAGGTTTTCTTTTACTTCTTTTACTTCAGCCCTTCTATAAGCAGGAATCACGACCCCACCACCGATTGCCCGTGGGTCTTTTAATCTACGTTCGGGAAAAGTTATAGAATATGTAGGGTCCTCTTTTTCATCAGCAAGTGTTTTAGCCCAAGCGTCAACATCAAATAACTTCACCAAACTTTTAATTAAAATATTTGTTTTATCATTAATATATTCTATTAATTCAGTATAAGATGAAAATTCCTCCTCTTCTATTTCGTATTTATCACCGCTCCACTTAGCAATATCTATTTTAAATGCTGCATTTTCCATATCTTTAAAATTTACCTGCTTTAGAGAAACCTCTGGACCATCCATGATAGCAAAGTGATATACGTCCCGTTGAATTACTTGATAATTTTTTAAATCGTCTCGTATAGTTTTAGCGTAATCTTCTATAGTATCTATTGTAAATTCTAAGTTTTCTTCTGGTATTTCCCCAGTTAAGATTTTAACTAAATTATTTACATTAATTTGTATCTGTTCTTCAGAAAGTAATAAGGGGAATTCTTCGTTTTGTAAAACGATAGAAAGTATTGGGTCAATACCTATATTACTACCCCTAACAAATGGGTTTTCTCCAGAATCGGATAAATCAGCAATATCCCTTTTTAATTGTTCGAGAACAGAAATATATTCTGTGTTTGCTTCATCTATGTAGCCGCTGTCTCCTGTTGGCTTACCTTCTTTAGAGTATTCTTTGAACGACCCCGACTCGACTATATCTTCTAGTTCTCTTTTAATATATTTAGCACGAAGAACGTTTGCTACTATAGGTGAGTGCGGGTGAATGGTTTTTTTAAGTGTGACTTGCCCCATTCTTACGATGTAACTGGGAATCTCTTTGACTTGTTGCTCCCCTTCATCATCAGTGGGTTTAAACTCAACACTGTTTAGTGCATCAATAAATAATTTAAATTGAGTATTCATGTCTCTCCAGTGGTCGTATGTTCTTCTTCGATTTGTAATTGATGTAGCAGAGGTTGTCGCTACCTCAGAAAGCAATTCCCCCACTTTTGGTCTTAAAGAAGAACGCTTTCTAGTGACTTGCATAATAACATTTGTGAAAGCCTTAATTTCATCCTCAGTAAATAGTGGAATAGGTAATTCTGGGGAATAAGTTCCAGAGTTAAGTATAGTAATAAGGTTTCTAACCGCCCCTCCCTCATTTGCATTGGTGAGTGTGAAATCAGGCATATCTGTTAGTTTACTTTGTAATCTATTTAGTACACCTTTTGTATTATTTTCGGGGTAGGTTGGAATGGTCGGTGTGTCCGTATCTAACGTGCTATCAGAATAAGAAATTTTGGTATTAAAATCCTTGAAAAAATTTTCCCTACTAATACGAATTTTTACGAGGTCTTCTTTGTATTTAGGATAGTTATCTGGATTAGGTTCCATATTAAGTAGTTGTTCTAACTCTTCTAAATCAACAATATCAATATCTTTATTGCTATTAATATCAGAAAATATTGCATTTAAAACTTCCATTAATTCTTTGTCCATTAAGCCACCCCTATAATATTATGCTCTGTCTGTGAACGGTCCTTTACATTGTAATTAAGTAAATATTCTTGTATAGTCCCTTTGTTTGTACGTTTAGTTTCTCCTTGAGGGTTGGGCTTTCCTGTCCTACCCCCACCTTTTCTTCCTTCATCGCCTTCTCTATCTAGTTGCTTTGTTGGTATTGTGAATAAACCCTGACCGTCCTTATTAAGGTTTGTCTCTATACTATTATATAAAACCTCTAAAACATTGCTACTTGTTGCCTCTAGTTCGTTTTTCAATTTTGTAATAAAATTCTCTATCTGTTGTATAATAGCAGATACGTCGGATTGTTCTAATTCTTCAGTATAATCCCGTATTTTACCATTATCAGAATATGTAAAAACCGGACGTGGTGGATTACCCCGTCTTTTATCCCTACTTGTTTGGTATGTTAGTGATAGCATATCATCTCTAATTTTTGCTAGGTCACTAAGTAGACCATCAATATTTGATGAATTGAATGTGTCTAAGACATAAATATAAGCAGACAGTATTGTGTAGGCATTTGCCTCATCAAATTTTTCGGGAAACGAATTGACTCTTAATTCAGCAATATTATCTTCCATTTGATTATTCGGAGGTAAACATATTTTGAATATTTCTGCTACATCTGTATCTGTAATTTTGACGCCTTCAGATAAAATTCTATCAATAAGCCCACGTTGAGAATATCTTACATCCCCATATAGGTCTGCCATCGTGGGAATATTCTCTTTAACTCGTTCCTTCCCTTCATCATCAACCAAAGTTCTTTTTTTGGTAGCAGGTCCCAATTTAAAATTGGGGTCTGTCTGCCATCTATCAAATAGTTGTCTTAAGGATGTAGGTGTTCCTACAGGTAATTTAGCACGGTCTATTATTATCTCCTCATCCATTATCTCCTCTGGGTTAGCAGCAATGTAATCTTGAGCGAAATTTCTAAATATTTTTGTGTAGCCACCTCCAGATTCACCTACATGTTCTGTTCGCCCCATTATTGCTCCTTGAGTTGCTCGACCGAATAAATTATTTTGTAAATTCCCTTTAACGGTATTATATAGCATAAGATATGGAGAATCAACTTCTAAACCTTCTTCTCCTCTTTCCGCTTTTAGTAAAAATTTACCTATGTTACCGGATAAAAATCTTGCCTTCTGTAAATTACTTAATAAATCTCTAAACTTTTGGCGGGTAGTGTGAGGGTGAAGAATTGTTTCATTGAATCGCTCTTTAGGGACCATCTGATATCTTCTCTTTCTTTGACCAGTCATAATTTCTTGTCTAGTTATACCATATTTGTCGGGAATGATATTAATTAGTTTTTGCCACAATGAAGTATCTGTGTTAGGTTTTTTAATAAGGGCTTCTAAGGAGGAAATAATTTCGTCCCTATCGTTAATTTCGATTTTTGATTCAAAATATTTTCGTGGAGAACTTAGCCCCACATCATGTTCAGGTATTGTCTTACCGTTTTCTTGGGTCATCCATTTATCGTATTCATTTTCTAAAAATGGAGCAATTTTTTGCATAAAAACTTCTGGGTCATCTTCTAATTCTAATAACATTTGATTAAATTCATTGACCTTATCTATTATGGGTCCGTCATAAGAATCTAATGCTTCCTGTAAACCTTCTAATATCGTTGGTATTAAATCTTTAGTAATGTATTCTCTGGATAAATGATGTTTTACCTGTGTTTCTTCTACATCACCAGTTTTTTCTAATTGTT